ATTGAACCTAGAACAATGTCCATAGGTATTTCTTCTAGCTTTTCTTTTGCATCAACCTCATAGTCTACAATAGTATATTTTTCTCCTATTGATTTTTCTATTGGTCTATATAATACATTCATTGCTATTTGCATATTTTGCCAATCACCAATGTAGGTATCTAAATCTATATACTCACCTAAACTAATATCATCTAGGTTTGGTATCATTCCATATTCAACACCACCAATTTTAAATCTTCTTGTTAAGTCTGGTTTCGCTTCAAACATATTATTTAAAACCTCAACAACTTTGTTTGCATCACCTACCTTAAGCATCCTTACATTCTTTGCTTCTAGGTTGCAAAATATCTCTATCATCTTACATTGTAAAAAGTAACTATCCTCATTGCTATCTTGCAGCTTTAGAAACTTCTGGTATTGCTTTAATGTTATTTCAGACAAATCACTTGGTACTATCAATTCAACTTTCATACTTATATAACGTTTTTAAAATGGTTTTTTATACTAGAGTAAATATAATAAAAAAAGGCGCACCATTTACGATGCGCCTCTTACTCAAAACTAACTTAACTAACTAAATCATACTTGCTTCGTGACAAGCACCAGAACATACACCTGGCTTATCTATTTCTGTACCACACTCTGTGCATTCATATTCTTTGTGTTCTTCTTGACTATACCAATCCATAATATTCTGTTTTAAGTTTACCATTACGGTAATGTTCTACAATTACACCAGTGCTTAAAGCTATTACCTTATATGGTCTGATGCTTCTTTTTACTAAAATTTTGTTTATTAATTCTTTCATCTGTTTGTTTTTAAAAAAAAGTGGGTAGCCTCCTATGTAACCTCGCAACGACCAAGTATTAGAGTTAGCGGATAACCCCCACCTTTTGCTTATTGGTTTATATATTTTAATGTAGTAAGTGTTGCTGTAGCTTCTTGCTTTGCTCTTGTAAGCATACACACCTCATCTCTATCAAGGCTGTTAAATATCCTTGCTTCAATGTCATCAATCACATATTCTAAATTGTTTATTATCTCTTTCATATCTGTTTTGTTAAATTAATATACCGCAATATACAAATAAATAACATACCAACAAATAATTTAATAACTTTTATGAGATAAAGTAATTACCTCTATTTGGGTTTTGTAGTTGATATGATACCGCATAACGTATTGCATCTATAATATGGTTGAATTTGTCTTGTGGTGTTTTAGACTTTTTTTCTAACCAGGAATAATTGTTTAGTTCTTTGATGAGGTTGATACTGTTTTCTTCAACTATCAAATCATAATCTTGTAGTAAAGCTATACCATAGGTTATTGAACCTTGTCCTTTTATTGCTTTGACTACATTACAACCTTTTGCTTTTAGTTCGTGTAGTAATCTAGGTTCTGCACTATCACCTACTATAAGACTATTATTAGCGTGTTTAAGGTTGAGGTTAGCTATTTCTGATGTGGTAAGACCTTTGAGATAAAAACACTCCTTTAAATAGATTATTTTGTTTGTGCTATCAATGTTGGTTTCTACTAAAGTATTTTCATCTGCTGCAAATCCATAATCTTGACCAAAGACACTAACACCTACTTTTTTAAATTCACCTATCTTCCAATTACTAAATATAACACCTTCAGCTTTTGCTAACCAACCACCTAACATCTGATGTTTGTATTTATCTGGTCTACGTTTCTTAATGTTTTCTATTTGTTCTAAATAGCTTTTAGATAGGTTCTTGATGTTATCTAAATAAGTTGTGTGTATGTAGTTTGTATTCCCTTTGGTTGCATTAGAACCAGCTTGTACACCTTTATCTTCAAAGAACCTATTATATATCCAATGCTCTTTTGTAACTGGGTTTAAAATAAGTATTACTCTATTCTTTTGTTTTAGGTTTCTTACACTTAAATCTATCTTGTCAAATATGTTTTCATCTTGCAGTTCTTCAGCTTCATCCATTACCCAAGTGCTAACATTAGTTAGAGACTTAAGGTTAGCCGTTTGGTCACCACTTGATGTCTTAATACCCTTGAAGATTATCTTGCTACCAGATAGCTTATTCCGTATCTCATCCTTTGTGATATGAAAATAGTCTTGTAGTTTAAGTGTTTCTATCTTGTCAATAAATTCTGGTATAATAGAAATGTACGCACTCGATAATGTAAACCTTGTAAATAAGATTGTATGTCCAGCTTCAAAAGTAAGCAACAACAATAGCAAGTTTATAGAATAAGACTTACCCGAACCACGTCCACCAGTCACAATATAATATCTTGCATCTGATGTTTGGATAGGTTCATACTTTGTGTTAATGTCTATCACTTAAATTTGATGATATCTTTAAAGTTAATATTAAACCCATCAGAAGATGTTATATCCACACTTTCTTTTGGCTTACCGTATCTGTAACCAAAGTATAATGACATAGCACGACTATCACCTTTTAGAATTTGTTTACCTAGTGTTTTAATCACCTCATCATTATCAATAAGGTTATCTAGCTTTTCAATTAATTTTAGTTCATCTGCTTTCTTTGGTCTTCCAGCACCCTCTCTTACGCCACCGTTATTTTTTCTTTTATCCATTTGATACAAATTTGTTTATTCAATTATATAACGTAATTAAACTTTGTTTTTATTTAGCTTTAAGTTTAACAGTATTTCTCTAATTGCTTTTCTTTCTTTACCCTTTGGTAATTTGTCTAATAGTTGTTGTAGTTTTTGTATTATTTTTTTTCTGTTCATAGTTGGTTGCGTAAAGTGTAATTATTTTTTTATAATCTTGTCCATTGTGTTGCCATTGCTTCTGCAATACCCTTAAATGTTTTACTTCTTAATGTTCTTCTTTCTTCTGGTGTCTTTGCTTCTTTTAAAGCATCAAAATACCATTTAGGTTGTTTTTTCTTTACACCTTTTTTTGATATAAATTCTATAAACTCACCTTTATCAACTATATCTGTTGGTTCTAACTTTGGTAAATTCTTTAACCACAAGCAAGTACTCTTTTGTGCTTTATCTCCAAACATCCAGGGTTGAATTATTTGCTCGGGTTTCCTTATATTACTACTAATAACACTAATAGGGTTTTCAATAGCTATTTTATTAATTGGCGCATCCATAAGTTTTTGCACAAAATCTAATGCTTCTGCTTGGTTTTGCCATCTTTCAATATTCTTGCTACCATCTTTATTGTATAACCATCTTGCACCACTAACTGCTAAAAATGTACAAGGTGGGTGTGCTATCATCATATCCCATCCTTGTTTAATTACCTCAAACACATCTTGTTTAAAATGCCATTCGGGGTGTCCGCCACTACAAGGTAGTAAATCACAGCTAAATGCCTGGTGTCCTAATTTTCTTAATTCTTTTGTTACTGCTTGGCTTTCTTCACAAGCTACTAGTATTTTCATAATTCTGTTTTTATGTTGCGCAATTTATTATTTCGTATTCACTATTGTTTTGTTTCCATTCAAAAGACCTTAATACTAAAGCTGCACGTTCATCATACATATCTTGTTGTTCTTCTTCTAGGTTTCTGTATTTCTTTTCGTTATGTGTTAGGCTGCTTTCTTTTGTTAGTTTGTTTAGTTTTTCTATTGCTTTAAAATAATCTTTTTCTAGTGCTTCGTGTTTTTTTTCTATAATCTCTAGTCTTGATAGTTGGCTGTATTGTAATTGTGACCTTACTATAAAATTGCTTTCTAGTTTATCATAGTAATCAAATCTTGATTGTTTATAGATAGGGTACATTTTGTTTGCGTGTATTGCAGTTGCGTGATCAAATGATTTACCGTTTGATTTTATAAAGTCTGATATACTTACCCATCTCATATCTAGTTTGTTTCTTAATATATGACAAAGTAAAGCTCTATGTTCTACGTATTCTGTTTGCCTTGTTTGTTTGTATATATCTATACCAGATAATTGTATAAGTAAATCACTTATTTGTTCTGGTGTTTCTAGTTTGTCTATATCGTTTTGCATAAAGCTAATATTTTTAAATCTTCTTGT